ATAATATAATATTACAAACGTCGTTCAATATCTTCTTCAATACAATCTTCACCATATTGAATCTCTACAATTTTAAGAGGGACTACACTCTCGTTACATAATTGATGCCAGTCGGTTGTCGCAATATGCAAACTATCAAACTTATTATATACCCCTAATAGCTCTGCGTCTGTAGTCTTTTCGTCCAAAGTATATACAGTTGCTGTACCTTCTGCAATGAACCAATGCTCTGCTCTTTTTGCATGCTTCTGCATACTTAAACATTTGCCCGGCAATACTGTAAGTTCCTTTACTTTCACTTCATTGGTGTAATTTTGCAAAATGCGATAATACCCCCATGGACGTTCAGTTTTCGGGGACTTCCATTCCTCTAAAATCCAAGAACTAGAATTTTGTTTATTATCCCCACCTATGCCGAAAGCAAATTCTAAATTAGAATCATCAAACGCAATCTCCGGAATATTATTATATGTCCTATCTCCGCCGTTTGCGAAAATAATTTTTTCGACTGGAAAAAAATTCCTAACCTTTTTAATTGCATCTTTTGCTGTACCGTCCGCATCATCAAACGCAATAGTCCAATCAACAAATTTTAAATTATCAAGAATTGCCTGTCTCTCATTAAAAGGCATAAATGCTTTGCCTTTTTTGCGAACAAGCCAATTATCAGAATTTAGGCCTACAATCAAAGTACTGCCCATACTTGCAGCAGTTTTTAAATATGCAATATGGCCACTATGAACAGGATCAAAGCCGCCGGTTACTAAAACAACTGTTTTCATTATCGCCTCATACTAGAAATGTCTTTTGCTTCTTGGTCTGTAAAAATGGGAACCGCATTAGACTTATGCATTGTTCCGATACCTAAAATTTTATCGCCAGTATACTTCATAGGCGCACGTATTGTGACAGCACCTACATGACCCGTATCTAGACTTTTAATGTGTTTTGTACTACGATCTTCAGGTACAGCTAACTGATAGGAGAGCTGCTTAAATGGCTTTTTAGCTTTGACAGGAGCCGCACCATGTGAGGCTAAAATTTGATTCCAACTAGATTCGAGATCCCGAGCTTTTTTTGCTTGCTCGGAATTTCGATATTTTTGCTTGCCTTTTTTCTTGCCCGTAGAAGATAACCAAGGCCCAACCAAATGCATAGACATAACATTTCCATTATCAAGTAAAATTATATTATAACATCTTTTTCAATATTTGTCAAATGCTCTGTATTGCTTTATGTTAAAATCTCTTGCATCATATTGGGGATCTGGAGGCATCGTTCCTACGTCTGACCATTTTTCAGTTGGTTCCGGTATAGGTTCTTCTTTGAACCAGGTCAGGAAGCGTTCAAAGAAACCTTCTTTTTTGACGGAGCAGCCTTTACCTTAATAACTGGTTCTGCTACAGCTTCTCGTACAGGTAAAAGCTCAGGATATGCTTCTCTAACCAAATCTTCAGTAATTGATTTGTATTTAGTTTGTAGCTTTTTATCTTTTGCTAAACAAACTGCTTCAGCCTCTGACCAATGGATGCCTTCCAATAGTTGAATAAATAGTTGTTCTTTTCGTTGTTTAGAAAGATTGACATCGCGATTTAGCCAAATATAAAAGCGACGAAATTCTGAAAACAAATTTGTCTCAGAATATCCTGCCGGAATTGATGTATCTTTCTTAAATGGCGGTTCGCCTTCGGGCAAATCCATTTTAATCATAGGATCAAAATTGATTCGAAGAATTCCTCTCACAACCATTGCATCATATGCTCGCAACACTTTAATTTTTGTTTCTCGTGTAACTGATTTTTCTACTTCTTCAAACACCTGGGGTACGGTTGTTTTCATTTAAAATTCCTCGATTAATTCCATCATGTTTTTCATTTTGTTTTGAATGAAAAAATTTAATAGTTTGCTTTTATCTTTATTCGGCTGACCAACATAACTATTTATAATGTTTTCTTTTACCGGTGCTGGGATGTGCTCAAAACTAACTAACATCTTATTGCGTTCATAATTCTTTGCAAATTCTATATCCTGCGGCATTTGATCTTTATCTTTATACCAAATATCCATTTTCTTTTGCATAATAGACTTTTGTCTAGTACCGGTTACAATACTATCATCTGCAGACAGTACATTAGGAATACCGTCACCCTTATCACCTTTTATGATATGCTCAAAAATATATTGTTCAGGGCTTATATCCGGTTTAATAAATTTCTTTTGAATTGGAGAATATTGATGAATGTTTTTCCATTTTTGTAATTGAATAAAATCGTGATCACCTGAAAGAATCAAAAATGGTTTTGGTTCTCTGAATAATAAAGTCTCCATGTCATTTGATTGTGACCACTCTGCAAGTACCGCAATGACATCATCCGCTTCCGCCCCGTCAATGTCAATAACTTTATATGGAAAATATGTATGCAGTTCTTCCCGAATCATAGTTAACGCTTCGAAAATTAATTTCCAATCTAGACCAGATTCTTCTCTAGCTTTTTTTCTGCCGGCTTTATAATATTGGAACTCTTGTCTACGCCAATAGTTTCGATTGTCGCAGGCGATAACCATTTCACCATATTTTGCTCCGAACTTTTGATTATATCCTCTGATCGAATTTAAAATCATATGTCGAAGTAACGGTACATCAATGTCAATATCTTTTCGACCACCTACTTCCGCCATCAAATTAGAAATGGCGGTTTGATTAAAATCTATAACTATCATAATATAATTTCCTAAACGGTAAAATCGGTATCCTTAACTGCAATTTCATTTCCAAACGAATCGTAATATACTTCACCCGATCTCTGTTTATCTAAATCTGATACATATGGTGTTAATGTATTTCTAACATCTGGATTTAGTGTTAGATTAAAAACTTGATTACCGCATCCGGACAATAAATTAAACACGATCTGTGTTATCTGCGAAGTAACCGCATTTCGTATAGCTGCTCTATTGATTAGATTTGAAAATGTAAAATTAAAATTTGTAACTTCTGCCTGAAACGATGCCAATGCTGTTTGATATGATGTATACCCTACTGCATTCTCAATTTTTAATTTAAGTGCAGCGATAAGATCTCCATTCTTAAGAGAATCTATTAAATTTTGCAAATCAATATCTGGCACATCTTGATTTGGTGCGCAGCCTGAACCTAGTAGATCCTGTAAAGAACATCCTCCTGCAGTAGATGCTCCCGATTGTGGGCCTATGCCGGATAATCTATCAGTATAATCTTTATATTTTGTGAATGAACTTATGCCTTCAGTTAATGCAGTTTTCTCCTCAAGCAAAGAAATTCTTTCTTCAGTACCTAATCCGATAAATCCTAATCTAGCATCAACCGCATCTAATCTTGTTTGCATTACACTTGTCGTGCCCGATAGTGCGGTACCCAAAGGATTAATATATAATTGATTACCCAATCTTTCCAATATATCGGAATAATCATTTACGGCTCGTTGTGCATCATTAATTGTATTTGTAACCTTATCAATTAAATCTTTTACCTCAGTCAATCCAGTGGGAAGCAAACCGGATCGTGCACTTATCATAGGCATACCCTGGCTCAGCTGAGAATATACTTGCTGAAGTGGGTTGCCACCTATTTGGGATAAAACAATTTTAATTAATTGACAATAGGTTAACTTTAAAACTGACATCTATTACCTCACCACTTTTAGAATTATTGTTTCTATATTTATCCTACCATTTACTTCTTGTTCTTTGGATTTAATACTATCAATAAATGTTCTAAGTTTTACTTTGCCCGATGCCAATAAGTCTTTAAGTTGTTCGTCGGGTTTACGCAATGTTTTTTGCTTAGATTTTTCCGGAGTCCAATTTTGTAATGTGGATCCTTTTACTGTCATACCTTTTGTAGATTCGGAAGTATATACTGCAAGCTTTCTTGTTTTAGTATTAAACAACCATACTTGAGCTGCACCAATAATATCAATAGGACGTTCTGATTCAAGTTTAAGTTCTTCATCCTTCATTTTATATTTTACCGATTTAACTTGTATTGCTGGAGGTTTTTCTCTAACTGCTTGAACTTTGCGATTGGCTTTTTTAAATTGACCATACTTATCGCAATCTTCAATGAAAGTTTCAAACAGCTTAACTATGTTTTTTAATTTTCTCTTATTGATATTGGAATAGCCTTCAATCAATTGAGAATCCTCGCCGTCAGCTACAGATGAATATTCCGATAACTTAGATTCCGCCCATACTTTAACATCTGGTACGTAAGGCGCAGGGATTTGCTTACCCTTTAAATCTGCATAAAGTGAGAAGTCTTTATCGTCAAAAATATATTCATCGATTGACCCTTCCAAATCACCGATATATTCTTTTGCTTTTAATTTAGTAGCTTCTTGAATATTGATACTGGGTACAATCGATTGTTTTGTTACTTCCGGTTGAATCTTTTTTTCTTCAGTAAACTTACTTAGCAATTGTGTAATATTATCTTCAAGCCGTTTAGTATGATCGTTGGATACACTACCACCTCGAATGATAATACGAGCAATCCATCCTAAGGTGGTAGTGATACTACCCTCATCTACTTTTTGAAATAGCTTATAGTCTTTATTTCTAAACTTCTTAACATAGTCCAAATAATACTTATAAGCATCACTACGTTTCTTTTCTGCACTGTACCAATTAAATACTACTTGAATTTCTTCCTTATACGATGCAGACTCCCCTTCCAATTTACCATACGCGGGCTCTGCTCCGGTAAGCATACTGGCAGCAGCTTTTGATGCAATAGTATTAGTAGTATTTTTTCTGGTAGCCATTTACATTCCTATAGAAAATTTAATATCGGTAATTGCGTCGAATCTAAAAGAGCGCCATTCTTTCTTTTCTAAATCGAATACAGACAACACCGACTCGTTTTCTTTGCGAATTCGGGATGTCTTCTTTTCATAAGTAGGAATTTTGTTTTCGATTAGAGTACATTTCATTTCCCTAATAGTATCATCTTTCTTCTTAAAAGTCAAGTTAACTATAGAAAGAGTTAACACATTCTTAATCCATTCACGGAATAGTTGTTGTTCCTTTTCTTCTGCTTTAGCATACCATTCGTACGGGTGCTCAAATGTCGATTTCGAATTCATTTTTAACTGCCTCCAAGATTGTCTCTACACGATTGTCTACATGATTATTATAACAGGAAACTTCGTGTCTGTCAAGCACTCCTTTGGGTCCTCGACTATCAAACAAATCATTTGCTCGTTTGGTTATTTCTTGTGGATTTTGAATATCATAATAATCGTAAAATAATACATGATCCCACAAATCTATAATATTTTTATGATATTTTACTGATCTAGGGATAATGGGAATACCGCCAGTAATTAATGCATCATATATTCTAATAGGGGCATCATTTAATACAGGCACAATCCAATGAGATTTATGCGAACACCATTCTGTAAATCTTTCTAGAATATCCCGTCCGTGGTAAGAGCCATCTACAAGTTTAACACTTGTTAAATGTTGATTTAATATTTTTAAATTCTTTTGCCTTAGAGGAAATTGCGGATATTCTATATGTGTACCCAATGGCGCATCTGATCTTTTGGTTTTTACAATAATGTTTTTATTTTCTTTCAGAAAATCCTTAGACCATTGAATTGTACCTGAGGAAACAGGGCCGGCCATCACATTATTATATCTGGATAATATTTCTAAATTATCGCTATGGGTTGGTACGTAAAGATCGCAACATGCTGCAAGTACACCAGATAATGCAAACCAATGATGATTGTCAAAATCCCAAATTACAAATATTGACGTTGGTGAATTTAAATATAGTGCAATAAATTTATCTAACGTATTATCAACCATAACATTATTATTACTTAAAATAATAATGGAGTTTTCAAAACTATCTGGCGCCGTTTGCATATTGAAAAAATTAATTTTTGAATTAATTGGTTTATGCGTCACTGCATGAAAAATATGATCAGTAATATAAATCTGTTTACTGTAGTTTGCTTTAATTGTTTCTTTTAATTGGCGATTACGAATATTTTTAGTAACAATCATATTGTAAATATCATCATTTTGCGAGATTGCGCTAGATGATGCGATATGTTGAGCAATTTGATTGGCTGCTGCATTCGCTCTACCTATTAGTTCGGGCAAAGCGGGCATAGAAGTATTCGCCGGCATATTATAAAATACCGACATTATCGTCCTCGCCCAGCTTTTCTCACAATAGCTTTATTGATAGTGTTCACATGCTTAGGTCTTGCAGCAACAAGCATCTGTTCAAGATCTACCATTGTTTTAGAATGTAGTTTAGGTTTACCTGTTTTAGTTTTGTTTGGATCTCTTGCGGCAGTACCTTTTTTTGTAGACATTAATTTCTCCTCAGTTTAATATACCAACACTTTCCATAAATTTTAAATTACGTTGAGTGTCTTCCCAATTTTTAATATTATAAATGCTTCCCAATTTTTTGTCAATTATGACTTTGCCTAACGGCCAATCGTTACCTACGACATCCATCCTATCACCAAAGAAATGGATATCCGTATCTGTAATATATTTTAGGACCTGTGACTTATCGCAACCCTTTTCAAAAATATCAATACCAGTTTCTCCGCCTACGACTGCTTGCACATTATCCCACGTGCTATTAATATATTTGCAAATACTTGCTCGCTCTTGATGCTGTAAATCCCAATGGTAGTAATGATCTCGTTGTGCACCAATTGCGCCCCTACCCACAACAGAAAAATTTAGCATACCTATTCGGTTTTCTAAATGATTCCCATATCTAAATGTATACTTAGAATTTGATAATACCTCTTCGAGGTATTCTTTTAGATCACTAGGGCAAGACCAGGCAGACTGGTAAATTAATTTGCCTTGTTTATATATCGCATTGCCGGAACAATTGAAGGAGTACTCAACACTATGTACTATATCTTCGCCTAATTGTTCTAATGTTTTTTGAAGATCAGATCCGGTGACTAGCGCCACCGGATTCTGTTTAATGAAGTTTAAAAACCATAGTTTAAATTCATGATCCATTTTGCCTCTGCTTGGTGTCAGAGTACCATCCACATCAAATATAAAATACATAATTATTTGTTATTAATCTTTATCTGACGATTCTTCTTTCTTATCTTTATTCAGAGCAGAAATACCTAGAACCGCACCCATTGCCATATGAAAAAATCCACCACCCTGCAGTGTTAATGGTGCCCATTGTCTAAAGGCATCATTTGCCGCTTCGTTTTCCCAAAATTGTATCGCACTCCATAAAACGGGTGCACCCATAAAATCAAATAAGCAAATTAACATATAGGTA